CGATTGAATATAACATCCGCAGTTGCACCAAGAGAGCCAATATAAACATCACGGGTACTATCTTTAATCCTTATCTCATTATCTCTTAATACCCATTCACCAACTTCTAAACCAGCACCACCTTTGATGTAGAAATTACCTGCTTTTGCTCCAAGTGCTTGGTCGTTTCCTAATGTTTCGTCCTGAACGTAAATCGTTCCAGTTCCAAACCAGATTTCTTTAAATCTTCTTGCAGGAGAACCCAATGACCATTCATTAGTCGTGTATGGGAGAATGTCTGAGTGATTAATAATATTACCACCAGGACCTGCATTCAAAGTAATATCAGTATCATTTCCAGTAAGTATTGATAGTCCAGCATTAACGGTTGCACGAGCAAAAGTAATTACTGTATTTTCTACTGGAAGTGGTGCTCCTACTGCAAAGTTTTTATCGGTAATAATAACTTTATTATATGCACCAGTACCAATTCCAATAATTTTACTTCCAACTGAAATACCTGCACCAGCAATCACATCATCTATCTGAAGTGTTGGTGTGGGAACTGCTTTGAGTTCATATACTGCATATGGAACACCAGTAATGCCATAGGTTAAACCATAACTTCCAATACCTAAATTAGCACTATCTCCGTGTTCAAGAACTACATTTAGATTTTCATTACCAATGTTTGCAACAATTGAAGAAATACCAGAAATAACAGAACCAACCGGAATGTTTAGTGCAGCAACACTAATTTCATTTGTGGTTGTATTTCCACGGTCAGTGACTGTATCTAGAGTTTCATTAACTAAAATAGTCTCAAGTTCCTCAAACTTTGCACTATTAGTTGTTGAGTTCCACTCTAACAATCCTTTGTTATACGAACCAGGATTTGTTGCAACTCCCACAACATCATCCAAGTATCTTAAACGAGTTTCTCCACCTCCACCTAATGTGGAAAGTTGTTGTTGAATGCGAGAAAGGAAAAGTTTATAATGTTTCTGTAAATCGTCAAGAGTTGCAAACTTTTGGTCTAATGGAGTTAATGGGTCTTGTTGAACTTTAACATCACTTGGTTCAGCAAGAAGACCTAATGATTTTTCAATCAGTTCTTCTTTGGGTTCTTCAAGTTCTTCTTTATATTCTTCCAAAACCTCAAGAACTTCATCCAAAGAATTTTCAATTACTTCTTCAATTACTTGTTCTTGTTTTTTTGGTGTCTCGGAATATAACCAATCTTCAAATGCCTTAACAGTTTTTTGTTCTTGTATTTTTTTCTTTTTCTTTGGAACAATCTCCTCTTTTAAAGGAGACAAAAAAAGTTCATCAAAAGAATCTCCAACGAGAGATTCTTTCTTTTCTTTGATAACTTTTTTTCCAGTACTTATCGTTGAAAAGAAATCATCAACAGCACTTCCTACTGTTTCGTCAAGTTCTTTTTTTCTTTTTTGTTTTCCTGCACTTATTGCAGTAAAAAAATCAGATAAGTCCTTGGAATCTACTCCAAAGTCATTCACTTATCAATCCTCGTATTCTTGAGTATCCTCGATTTCACCAAAAAGACTTGTAGCAACTTCTGGCCTTACCGCATTAATTTTTTCTGCTGATTTTGAAAAAAGAATTTCTTTAATCTTATCACTAACTTCTGCAGGGGATTCGTCTGCCAAAATCATATCCATTAAATCGTCCATAGTTATAATAAGTTTTAACTAAAATTATTTATAATTCTCCAGCAGACCCCAATTCAACACCTGTTTGTTTGTCGGTCAATCCTGGTTCTTGGGGCATTGCTCCAAGTGCATTTGGGTCTTGTGGAGCACCCATAGCACCTGGAGCACCCATTGGATTCATCATTGCTGCTGGGTCTGGAATAATTCCATCCTTAATTTCTTTCTTCATTTGTGCGTTGATTTCTTTGATTTCACTATCAGTTTGACCGAGAATTTCTCTTCTTACATATTCTGCGGAGAAATAACGACCAAGATATGGGTCCATCGCAGCAACAACACCCAATTTATCATTCATCAATTCATTTTTCTTCAAATCAGAAAAATGATTATCATAAACATAATCAAACTGGATATGGTCAGACAATACCTCCCAATCTTCTAATGTTACAATATTTTTAAGAATTAATTGAGTTTTGAGTAAATCGATAAAAATTTGAGAAAATCTTTTTCTTAGTCTACCAACAAAACGAGTAAATTTAAGTTCATCTCTTAGAATTTCTGATGAACGACCGAGATTGAATCCACCTTCTGCAGCAAGTCTTGTTGGTGGAACACCTAAAGAATCATAAAGTTTCTTTTGGAAATACTCAATGTCAGCAAGTTCTCCAAGATTTTGCCCACCAGGAAGTGTAGTGATTTCGGTTCCTCTACCACCCTCTCTTCTTGGTAACCAGAAATCCTCAAGCATAGCCATATATTTACGGTCATCACGAATCTCACCAGTGCTTGCGTCATAGACAAGTTTGTTTCTATAACGGTTCATAACGTCACGCAGATACTGTTCTGCTTTAATCTTGGGAAGATTACCAACGTCAATATAGAAAATTCTACGTTCTGGTGCTCTTGATAGTCTATAAATCACAAGACTATCCTCAATCATTCTCAATTGATTGAGTGCCTTGATTGCCTTATGAAGGAAAGAAAGAACAGTTTGCTTATTTCTATCTACAAGACCAGAAGTAACATACACAATCGCATCCTTTGCGATTTTTACGTTATTTACATCTGATACTCTATATGAAGCACTTTGTGATGACCCAACATTTGGATCATACATATAAAATTCTTCAATCTCTTGATTCCCAAAATCAATTTGATTTTTATCGTTTACAATTTTTCTATACTCAGTACCAAAAGCATCTTTATTGTCTTTTTTTAGTTTTCTTATATACTTAATTTTTAAAGCATCAATATATCTTACTTCTTTGATTCCTTCTGATGGTTTTTTGAAATCAATTACTTTATGATAATAGATTCTTCCATCAACATACCAGTTTCTAAAAATCTCGTGGCACTTCTTATCGAAGTCCATAATTTCTTTAATATACTTAAACTCTTCTCGGATAATCTCTTTCAGTTTATCAGAAGCAGGAAGATTTGAAAGGTCTATCTCTACTGGTGAATCATTTAAGTCAGATACAATTGCTTCATTTACAACATCCTCAATTGCACTATCGCATTCTGGATGCAAAGACATCTCACGATATCTTCTAATTAAATCTGCTTCACTCTTATAAACACCTTCAATATCTACATACTGACCGTAAAATCCACTTGAAATATAAAAGTCTGATTTATCTTCATCATTACGAGGAATGGGAGAAACAATCTTTGTAGACTGCTTCTCCCTATTGTCTTCAAACTTAAAACCAAACAGTTTTGCCATAGTAATGTTATTGACCTTGTTCTACTATTTATCAGAAGTCTGAAGTGACAGAATTTGCATCAAATCTTTCTTGTGTTGAAGAACCAAGTAGGCTATTTCCTGAAGTATCAAGAGCATCCCACCATTGGACTTGAAGATCTACTGTAAATTCTTCGATGGTATCTGCCTGATCGTATGAAAGATCAATCGCACTAATAGAAGTTGGGAATGTGCCATAAAATGAATAAGATTTGAGGATATTCATTTTATTATTAGATGTCATATTAACATCAACTCCTGCTTTACCGAGTTGATAAACCTTCATATCCTTCTGATAATTGACAGGATTTAGTTCTCCAGAATTATCTTCGTGCTTATTCATATAGTTCATCCATCTCTCAAAAGCATTTCTAATTTTGAAATCAACATCATTGATTATTGTAATCGTCCAAGGATCGAATGTTCTATCTCCAGCAATTTTAAGATTTCTTCCTCTAAAGGGAATATCAATTACGTTGATTGTAGATCCAGGTAATGATGCTGCTTTAATTAAAAATCTAGTTTTTTCAGATAATGCATTTGCATCATTGCCATTACCATTAAAAGCAGCAGTTGGGAAATTAATTTCACATTCAAAGAGGTTAGGTCTTGCTCCACCTCCAGAAATTCTATTTTTGAAGTCATTTAGAGTTCTTTGACTTGGTGAAATGCCACCACCAGTTGCGTTATTTGCCATTGTTTGTTACCTCGTTAATTAAACAGTACCGATAATTTCTTCAAAGCTGACTCCTGTGCGAGTAGCAACAAAAGTCAATCCGATAAAGTTGATTGATCTTGCAGGTTTGACATAAATATCAGCCTTGAATTGATTCGCATCAATAATATCAGGAGTGTTGTTTGATTCATCGCAGACAACAACAAAATCAGTAATACCTCT